TATACTAAAAGCTAAAAAATATAGAGGTAAACACGATGGTAAATCTTGTACATCTTATAGAATAGAAAACTATAAAATAAATAAAGATAATTTAATTATAGAAGGAGAAGCACAAGAAATAACAGAAAGGATAACTAATGAAACCTAAATTTGTATCTGGTCCTCCAGGAACAGGTAAGACACACATATTTTTAACAAAAAAATATCAAGAACTTTTACAACAATATGATCCTGAAAGAATAATTATGTTGTCTCATACTAAAGTAGCTGCAGAAGAATTAAAGGATGCCATATTAGATCTACCGGAGATAAAAGAAAAAGGTTTAAAGAAAAAATTCTTTAAACATAAAATTTGTACAATACATGCTTTTTGTAGAAGTAAATTGTTAAAAAAAGAATTAATAAGTTATGCTGACTATCTTAATCTGTGCAGATTAAATTCTGGTTTTAAACGTCAAAGAGTTTCTCAATCAGAATTTGAAAATGATAAACACAAGTTTTTTAAATTTTTAACTGATGCTTTTGGAACTGGTAAAACAATAAAAGAATATTGGTATACATTAAAAGCTACTAGTTCTGGTTATTACCCTTACAATAATTATACAATTCTTAGTGAGATGAAAGATGTATATGATGAATACAAAAGAACAAATCAAGTTTGTGATTATAATGATATGATACACGAGTTTAATGAACACGCTGTTGCTCCTGATATCGATGTTTTAATTGTAGATGAAGCTCAAGATAGTAACGTTCCACAACTTAAAGCTTTGGAAAAAATGTCTACACATGTAAAAGAATATTACATGGTGGGAGACGCAGATCAAACTATATTTGAGTTTGCAGGAGCGGATGCAGAATATTTTCATGAACTTTCTAAAGATGCTCAACAATTAGAACAGGGTTTAAGATGTGGACAAACAATAAATAAATTATGTAAAGAAATAATAAAACCAATATGGGATCACTATGGTTATAGTCGTGTATGGAAACCTGTTGAGAACATTATCGGTAACCATTATTATTTACCAAGTCTAACTACAAACTGTTCAGCAATGGAAATTTTGTTAGACAAAATAAAAAATACAAAAGAAACTTTTTTATTTACTTACAGGGGCACACCTTCAGGTAAGTGGGTCAGATCTTTTTTATTATATCATGGTTTAGAATTTGCACACGTTGGTCTTAACCCTTACGTTTCTAAAAAAGAAATAAGATGTCATAAATTTTGGCCAGACTTTGTACAGGGGGTGCCGATGTCTTTAAAACAAATAAAAGAGTTTTGGTATTACATGGGCTCTAAGGTAATTGTAAAAGGTAAGGGAGAGGCTACGTTTGAAAACTGGATAAATAAAGACTATACTATTTTTGAATTGATAAATAAATACTATTTAAAACCTGAGAGTGTTTACTTTAAAGATTTTTATCACACCAGAATAAAATCAAAAACAGATGTAGAAAAAATTAAATACATAAATAATTTAATAAGGCAAGGAGTGGACACCGAGGGAGAAACAAGAGTTCACTATGCAAACATTCACACAGTAAAAGGTTTAACTTACGATAATGTGATTGTTGATTTAACTTGCACCAGACCAGAAGATTATTTTACTCAGCTGCGTTTAAAATATGTGGCTTACAGTAGAGGTAGAATAGACTGCTGGACAATCGCATCACAAGATAGATATACGTTAGGAGAATAATGAAAAAGAAAAACGTTTGGGACAAACAGCACGGCGGGAGTCACTACCAAAAGTATAAGATTCAGCCGAGTAAGTTTGTAGTTGAGAATAAGTTGCTATATCCTGAAGGCAATGCTATAAAATATATTATACGTCATCAGGACAAGAATGGTAAGGAAGATTTATTGAAAGCAATACATTTTATCGAGATGATTATAGAAAGAGATTATAATGTGTAACACACCAGAAGACTTAAATCTTAATGGGGTTGATACTGTAGCTGTTGATATAGAGACTTATGATCCTAATCTTAAATCAAAAGGGTTGGGTGCTATACGAGGTGATGGTTTTATATGTGGCATAGCTGTTGCTACAATAAATGACATAGCTTATTTTCCATTAAGACACGCAGATACTGACCTGTCATTAGATAAACAATTAAAAGTATGGGAGGTTTTAAACGAAAAGATTTTTCAAAATGATAAAATTACAAAAGTATTTCATAACGCAATGTATGATGTGTGTTGGATAAGAGCTGTGACAGGCAAAATGATAAAAGGTAGAATTGTTGACACTATGATAGCTGCATCTATTATTGATGAAAATAGATTTAGATATACCCTAGACTCATTGTCAAAAGATTATTTACAAGATGAAAAATACAAATACGATCTACAAGAAAAAACTTTGAGGTGGTCAGGTGGTACAGTCAAAGACCCAATGACTAACATGCACAGGTTACCCGCTTCTATTGTAAAAGAATATGCAAAACAAGATGTCAGCTTAACTTTAAGATTATGGAATTTATTTAATAAAAAATTGGACGAAGTATTATATATCAAACCAGAGGACAATAGTAAAAAAACTTGCAGAAAGATTTTTGAATTAGAAACTAAATTATTTCCTTGTCTAGTTGACATGAAATTTAAAGGAGTTAGGATAGATGTCCAAAAAGCTAAACAATTAGGAAAGTTCTTTGAGGGACGTAGAGATAAATTACTTAACATAATAAAAAAAGATACAGGTGTTGATGTTCAAATATGGGCAGCAGCATCTATAAAAAAATTATTAGAGAATCAAAAAATTACTGACTACAAAACAACACCTAAGTCAGAGATGCCACAGCTTCCAAAAGATTTTTTAAAGACACACAAAAATAGATATTTAAGATTTGTTGCAAAAGCTAGAGAGTATGACAAAGCTAAAAATACTTTTGTAGATGGTTTACTAGATTTCGTTCACAACGAAAGAATACATGCAGATATAAATCAAATTAGATCAGAGAAAGGTGGTACAGTTACTGGTAGATTTAGTATGTCAAATCCTAATCTACAACAGATTCCGTCTAAAGGTTTTATAGGTAAGAAGATGAGAGAATTATTTATACCAGAGGTTGGGTGTGAGTGGGGTAGCTTTGACTATTCACAACAGGAACCACGAATTGTTGTGCACTATGCATTAAAAATTAATTTACCTGGCACTGATAATTTAAAAGAAGAATTTGATAAAGATGATGCAGACTTTCATCAAATTGTTGCAGACATGGCTAAAATACCAAGAAAACAAGCAAAAGTTATTAATTTAGGGCTGTTTTATGGCATGGGTAAGATAAAATTACAAAAAGAATTAAACCTGGATGAGAAGAAAGCTACAAAATTATTTCAAAATTATCATGCGCAGGTACCCTTTGTTAGAGATTTATCACAAAGATTATCAAAGTTTGCTAGTGAAAATGGTTTACTGTTTACATTAGGAGATAGATTCTGTCGTTTTGATAAATGGGAAACAAGAGATAAGGAATGGGATCCAAAGATAAATAGATTCACTGAAGTTGAATTATATGCAACAAAAGAAAAAGCCATGGATGCTTACAGATTAGATCAAATGGAAAAATATGGAAAGTATATAGATCCTGATTGCGAGCATTTTGAAAAACATTATGCCAGGGCTTTTACATACAAAGCTTTAAATAGATTGATACAAGGTTCAGCAGCAGACATGACAAAGAAAGCTATGGTAGACTTGTATGAGAAAGGCATAGTGCCACACATACAAATACACGATGAGCTTTGTGTATCAATTAGAAACAAAGAAGAAAGGAACACGGTTCACGGAGCAATGGAGAATACAATTACGTTGAACATAAAAAATAAAGTGGACTATGAATCTGGACCAAATTGGGGTAATATAAATGAGGAATAATTATGGCTTACTTAAATGCAAACGTACCACCTATCTATGCACAGATAAGAAGAGAATTTTTGTATGATCTTAAAAAACATCATGGAGAAGTTGAAGACTGTATTATCTTTGGCATTAGCGCTCTTACAGGTCGTAGCATACTATGGCATGCTATCATGGAAAACGGTGCAATATTTTATCGCTTACCAATTAGCGCGTTTATTCAAAAGGGATTTGAACCATCCAGAGTGCCCAGAAGACGACTTGATGAACTACAGCTCTGGAATTGTTTTTCTTATTATCCTGCTGTCACTTCTTGGGACATTTTAGAATCACAAGCTGGTAAATACATTGGAAAAGATAAAAAATGGCATGCAGGTAAATACTTATTTACTATTGACTTTGCACATCCAGAGGCTAACATACTTGACACTGATCATTCAGAGATTCCGCACGAGCATAAGTGCGCTCACATTATTGCTTTGGACGATGGCAATTTTGCAGCACAACCAAACAATAGATGTATATGGGATATACCTTCTTTCACTGTGAAAGATAATACACCCGATTGGAAGGTGCAAACATCTGAATGGAATGTTGAGGATAGTAGAGCCTGGAGGACAGAGGATACCGACAAGTTCTTCTATGAAATAGAGGAGAAAAAAAATGATTAAAAAAATAAAAGATAAAGCTATGCACTACTGGGCTAATCACAAGATTGAGTCTATTATATTTGTAGTATTAGTAATAGCTTTGATAGTGAAGTAGAATTATGGAGACAGCCAGGATGAATTATTATTTTACAGGCTTACTGATTGTAATGTTAGTTCTCCTGGCTTTCTGTGGAGGACCACATGTCCAATAAAAAACCATTAAACATTTCGGAAGAGGCTGCTGTGCAGATGCCGATGAAGACGGTTGCTAGCCTGATCGTCATCGTAGCACTCGGCACCATGGGTTACTTCCAAATTATTGAGCGTCTCAATGTTGCAGACACTCGTATACAAATAATGGAAAAAGATCTCGAAGAGAATACAGAGTTTAGAATTAAATGGCCACGTGGACAACTAGGATCACTGCCCGCGGATTCTGAGCAATTTATGATGATCGAGGATCTTTATAAAACCACAGATAAATTAAATAAACATATCGAAAACATGGCATTGAACAAAGTCAATATAGAATTTTTAAGAGGACAAATGGATAAAGTTCTTACAGATATTGAAGATTTAAAAGACAGTGCTAGAGACATGCATTACAAGAACGGTAATGGACAATGATAGGTTTATTTTTTATAGGTTCATTAGTTTCTGTTATTATATTATCTATACTAATATACGTGAGGAAATATGATTGAATCTATAGTGGCCCTACTTATGTTTGTAAACGGAGAAATCAAAGAGGCTCGTTTACAGGTTGATGGCATGGCACAGTGTTTACGTGGCAAGCGTCAGGCTGAGAGACAATATTCTGAATCTGTAACCTACAAATGTTACAAAGGTGATGCAGAATTAGAGGATAATATTGATGGTAGTAAGAGTATTAAAAAACTTATTATAAAATGAGGGTTCACGCAGAAATAGTAAACGGGATATGCCCGACATGTAACGAATTTACTATGTTAGTTGGTGTGACTAAAACTTTTTTTAGATGTATGAATTGTGGTGCTGATTTAGAGCAACACGTAAATGGTAAAATAAGTTATATACCAACAATGCATCCTAACACATTAAAATCAGATCTAGATCAATACTTTAACGATGGCGAGAGTTAAGTTTACACATTTTGTACCTCGAGATAAACCTCCCAAACGTCCTCGACGTCACAAGAAAAAATTAAATAAACACGAGAAAAGATCGCATAAAAAATACAACCGACAAGGGCGTCCACAATAGACTTGACATCTTCACAGATTATCCTACATTGTTGTTATGAAAGAAAAAATAATAACAATAAAACCAAAAAATATTTCTCAAAAACAATGGTCTAGTTTTTTATTAGAGTTAAATCTAATGAAGAAAGAATGGAAACCATATGGTGTCGATGTAGAAATAAAAGCACCAGGTTTAAGAAGTATACTTAAATGGGGGACAACTATAAATAATGACACAAAAAGAAATAGACGAACTAGCAATAAAGTGGAACAAGACGAAAGACCCGAAATATAAAAAACTTTGGTACAAGAAAGTAAGAGAGGCAGCAAATGGAATTGATCGTACTGAACGATGGCGTTTATCAATTAGTTCCTGTAACAAAACAGATGATGGAACATATGTCTTTATTGGTAAACGAACTAGACTTATTTGATTTGTGTGACATACTACGTTTGAAACTAACGACATACTATGACTATCCTGTTAACGCTCATGTTATGAATGATGGCAGTGGTCATTTATATGGTTGTATAATGAGATAACACCTACCCTATAGAGAGGGAAATAAAAAGGGTAGGTAAATGGTGAGAAGATAATCTTGGCTTACCATCTAATAGTAGTGTTGTCAAATAGTATCTGTTGGAGTGCAATAAAACTTAATAAACATGTTGTATTGATTAACATCATCAGGACCAATATCTTTTAATTTTTTAATAGACTCCTCGTAACCAAACTTTAAACAATCATAATTTGTGTCAAATGTAGTAGGCCACGGATATGGAGGCATACAAGTACCTGCGACTTGTGAACAAATTAGTAAAGTTAATAATATTTTCATTGACAATCCTATAAATTACCCTATATTTAAATTTTAAATATGAAAGGAAACACACATGACAGACATGACAAAGTATAAAAATGTTTCTCTATCAAAAGAAACATACGCTATTTTAGAGAAGTTGTCGAAGGTAATATTGCCCGATGGTAAGTTATCTATCTCAAAAACAATTGAAGTAATTACAAATGAGAAAGCGAGAAAACTAAATGGCAAAGTTAAAAGTAAAACAAGTTAGAAAATATATCTGTGACACTTGTCACGGCAATGGTTACATAAGAGTAGCAACAGGAGATACATCCATAGATTTTAGAGATAACAGTCAAGTGCATCAGTGCTGGGACTGTGATTCTGAAGGTGAGTTTTACGAAACAGTTGATGTGCCAATGGTTCCAGAAGATAAGAAAGAGAGTGTGCACTAATGGTATCTGAAACTGATATAAGTTATATTGCAGGTTTATTTGATGGTGAGGGATGTATTACTTACAAACAATACATGAGAAAGAGAAAGCATCAGAAAAAAGCATATCCGACATGGTCGATACGCATGGAAATGGCAATGACAGATGAATCTGTATTGCGTTGGGTTCGTGAAGTATTAGGAGTTGGCACAGTTGGAGAGAAGAGATACAAGACTTCATACACAGTTGGTTGGAAAAAACAATGGCGTTGGAGATGTCAATTTAGAGATGCATATTACGTTGCAAGATTGTTTTGGCCATACACACATGTAAAGATGGAGGGTATACAAAAAATTATAGATCATTATGGTGAACATAAAATCATGAATGGTAATGTTATTGATTTAGAAAAATATAAACAAGTAATGAGCCTGGAGGTTTGATGACAGATAAAAGAATAAACATACAAATATTTAACTGGGGACCGTGTGTTGTTAGAATGAAAATATCTGATGAATTTAAAAAAAGTTTATTAGATGAAGCTAAAAAAAATAAATTAGATTTTAGAGATAAACTCGCAGGTATCATAGACAAAGAAACAGGATACTCTGAAGAGTCTAAGAATAAATTATTACCAGAACTGGCACAATGTCTTGGTGTATACGATCAAGCGTTCGAGCAGTATACTAATAAAAAATATGAAAAGAAACCTGAGTATGTATTATCTGCACTATGGATAAATTATCAAGAACCTAATGAGTTTAATCCACCACACGATCACGATGGTAAACTATCTTTCGTAACTTACCTATCTATTCCTGAAGAATTAAAGAAAGAAAACTCTGAGTATATTGGTAAGAGCTGTGGACCTGGAGGTATACAATTCATCTATGGCAATGGTCCTAGAGACTGTGTAACTTATATGTCTTTTATGCCGGAAGAGAATGATATGTTTATCTTTCCTGCGTGGTTGAAGCACTGGGTTGCACCATACAAGTCCAATGTAACACGGATCTCGGTCAGTGGTAATGTGCACGATTCTGCACCGTTAAATAATATAGTAAAATTTGGACCTAAATATTTAAATGAAAAAAAATAATAAATATAGCTACGTCAAAGGCACACAGATCATGGACCAAGGATCACGGATCTATGATGTAAATGGTGCTAGACTTCCGTCTGTTACTACGATATTAGGCAAAACCAAAAATCAACAATTCTTAAAAGACTGGAAGGCCAAAGTTGGAGAAGCAGAAGCAGAACGAATCAAAAATGTATCTAGTAGTCGGGGGACAGCTATGCACAAATTCCTGGAGCACCATATCACGGGAGTGGGCTACGATGATCTTACAGAGCTCGGACAAAAGGCGAAAACCATGGCCGAAAAAATTATTGAAGTGGGCCTCACACCAGTTGATGAGTGGTATGGTTCGGAGGTTACGTTATACTATCCGGGTCTATACGCAGGTTCAACAGACCTTGTCTGTTTACACAACAATCGTGAAACTGTTGTTGACTTCAAGCAAGCCAATCGTCCAAAGCAGAAAGAATGGATCGAAGATTATTATCTTCAAATCGCAGCATACGCCATGGCACATGACTACGTCCACAAGTCAAACATTGAGCAAGGAGTTATCATGGTATGCACGCCTGACCTATATTATCAAGAATTTAAAATAGATGGGCATGAATTAAGACAGTATAAACATAAGTTTTTGAAAAGATTAGACATGTATCATGACCTAAAATTTGATGAGAAAGAACGATATAATTCTGAAAAAGAAAACGAAGAATATTTAAAAGAACTACAGGAGAAACTATGAACGAACGATTAAGAAAAGTCATGGTAGCTAAATACCAAGCCGTGATTGAAGACTGTAAGTATAAGATTAAATGCTACAGTGATCAGGAAATTATCATACCTGAGCATCCAGATATCACATCTGAGATAGATAAATTGTTATCTGACATGGCAGAAGCTGAAGATAAATTGGCGGTAATGGAGCTACATTATGACAAGAATGGGGCAGACAAAGCTGTATTGTAGGGGTCGCAACAGAGGTCGCAAGGGGTCGCAAGGGGTCGCAACCCGACACTTAAATTAGAATTATTCTAAACAAACTGTGTCATATGTATACAAAAAACATAATCTTGCCACAATGTGCCGACACTTGAGGTCGCAAAACAAGGTCAAAAAACAAGGATTGCGACACCTGCCGACACCAAAGGTCGGCGTCTTTTTTGCGTTATTATTATTGTATATCAATATTAATAGATCAATTCATAAGTTTTTGCGACACTTGTCACAGAAAATTTATCAGCGCATGTAAAAATAAAAATTGCCATGTAAAGGTCGCAAGTGTAAAAAGAGGAATGCCCAAGAAAAGAAGAAAAGCTATTGCCTCAACAACAACTCCCGATATACCTTTTCCTAAAGTCCGGGTGGAGTGGATCGACTGTGTGAGCGATTCGGGCTGGGCTACTGAGAAAGAATTTGACAGAATGAAATTAGCTAAACCAGTCAATGAAGGTTGGTTATATTCAAAAGATAAGGACTCTGTAAAACTCTTTGCCTCTTACGATAAAGATGAAGATGGTTTTAGTTTTGGGGATCGGACGATGATTCCTCGGGCTTGGGTAAAGAAGATTCAGAAGATTTAATTTCAGATGACTCACCATCAACAACCTTCGCGT